GCCATGAGCTACAAGCTCGTCAGCACCACCAAGTGTAGCGGTTTGAATGGCTGACCTTAAAATACCAGTGCCGCCTAAATCTTCAATAACCCTATCCTTTGATTGAGTTTTAGACGTTGGTGTATAACCAGACCTTCTCGCTGAGGCTATCATGGAAGAAAACTCATCTCGTGATAGTTTCATGCTGTCTGCAAACTGACCCATAGGTATGTCTGAGTAACTTTTAGACCAAAGACGGTAGGTTAACTCACCATCTGGAAGATCATCATATTGCGGAAATTTACTTCTAATATCTTTTAGCGACATAATTATTCCTATCGGATGCCCATTGGGTCATTGCTTGAAGATTGACCGCTTGTGGGGATACGATCCAATACGCCTTGGTTTCGTTCTAATACATCTTTAATAACATCCCTTAAATCCATAAGAGCTTTTTTATAATCCTCTTCATCTTGCGCCAGATTAAGACGGGCTGTAGCCTGCTCCGCTTTCAATCCTTCTACCTCTGTAATCTGACCACCACCCTTTAATGACTCAAAGGCAGCTAAGAATGCCTTGCCTTTGATTTGGTCGTGGTATGCCTCAAAAGCAACTGCATCTGGCGTAACGCTTTTAAACATCGAATCAAGAGAGCCTACAGCGGCATTTAATCCAGCGTGGCCTAAAGCACTATTAATAGTCTCTATTGCGTTATTTGCATTTGTAACCTGTTTCTGAGCATTAATATCTACAACACCACCACTTATTGGAACCTGAGTGACAACTCCAGTAGTTGCATCCGTTATGTTAGTCATGCCGTCTGGTGCTTTTGCTGGTGCGCCTGATGCTCCGCCTACAGTAATGGTATTACTACTAGCCCCTGACTTATTAAGAGCTAACTTGTATTCATTCCAAGTTCCCTTGAATCCCTGTTCTTGAGCTAGGCGATAGCCGTCAATAGCCGCACCTTCAGACTTGGCTGGTGCGCGAGACTCTTTAATAGCTTCGTTAGGCGTAATAAAGCCTGCAACTAAAGCCTTAGATATTTCAGGAAACTTATTACCAAGCATCTGCAAAGCCAGTGCTGTCTGACGCTTTAACTGCTCTGCACTTGCTCCAGTAGCATTTTCTAGCTTGCGGTCACTACGCAAGGCAGTTAGACGATTCTGATACCCTTGCTGGATATTGCCAGCATTGGGATTACCACTCATGCCTGCAAAGCCAGAAGCTAAGTTAAGACGATTCTCTTCATCGCCTAAATACGAACCAATACTATCTAAGATTCCCATAATTAACCCCTTTTCATCCCTGCGCCTAGTGATAAGTAGTCGAATAATCCTGGGGTGTACCCAGATGTTTGAGAACCAACATTAGGTGCGCCACCCACTGCTTGAAGCAATGCTTGTAAGCTCTGTTGTGGTGCGCCTGTGAAGCCTTGATACTGGCCTTTAGCTTCGTTAATAAGCTGCTGCTGTAGTGCCTGTTGTGCCAAGCCCTGCTGATCCATACGGTTCTGAATCTGCTGGCCCATACCGAAGCCCAAGTTAGACAAGTTGCCAAGCTGACTTGCTGCGCCTAGACGCTGCTGCGATCCTGATAAGCCTGCATTCTGGTTAGCTAATCGTGCTTGCATCATGGCTGATTGATTCATCTGGCCTGCCTGATTAAAGGCGTTAGCACCGAATTGACCAGCCTGATTGTAAGCACCTTGGTTAGCCTGTTGAGCCGCCAAAGAGTTAGCTGCTGAGGCTTGTTGTGCCTGCATACCTGCTGACTGATTAGCTAATGATGCTTGGTTAGTAGCATTGGCTCCAAACTGTCCTGCTTGCATATTTGCAGCTTGGTTTGCTTGCTGTACCGATAGCTGATTAGCTGCTGTTGCTTGATTAGCCTGCAATCCTGCTGACTGATTAGCTAACCCTGCCTGATTCAATGCAGAAGCACCAAACTGACCTGCTTGCATTTGTGCGTTCTGATTAGCCTGCTGTACGGATAAAGCGTTTGCTGCTGTAGCTTGCTGTGCTTGCATACCTGCCTGTTGATTAGCCATACCTGCCTGATTTAGTGCGCTTGCACCGAATTGGCCTGATTGGTTAAGTGCTTGCTGGTTTGCCTGCTGTGCCTGTAGAGCGTTGCCTGCCGATGCTTGCTGCGCTTGTACACTAGATTGTCGGTTAGCTAATGCCGCTTGGTTTGCTGCACTTGCGCCAAACTGACCTGACTGCATACGGGCCGCTTGGTTGGCTTGTTGCGCTGCCAGTGTATTAGCCGCGTTAATCTGCTGCGCCTGTATTCCTGCACTCTGGTTAGCTAATGATGCCTGATTCTGAGCCGAAGCACCGAACTGACTAGACTGCATTTGTGCTGCCTGATTAGCCTGTTGGCGCTGTAGATCAGTACCTACGTTAAACTGTCCAGCCTGCATATTTGCTTGCTGATTAGATAAGTCTGCCTGCATTCTACGGTCAATATCTTGGCCTGCCTGCTCTTGTGCATTCATATAACCAGCTTGACGCAAGCCTGATGCTGTCTTAGCAGCCTGCTCTGCAAAGGCTCGATTAGTCTCAGACTCTGCAATACCCTGACGCGATCCGCCATAAGCATTAGCTGCACCTGCCTGCGCTCCACCAACATTCTGGGCCATCAAACGCTGGCGCTCAATATCACCAAGGGCTTGATCTACAACCTGAGTCTCGTATGGATTGGTATAAGCAAATAAGCCAGTGCCAGATAATTGACCAGCCTTAATGTTATCAGCAGATACAGTGCGAACATCACCAATAGTGCTGGCTCCATAACCCTGCCCGATCACATTATTTGATGTTACGTCATTGGCTCCAGCTATTGTGGATGGGCCATAGCCTTGGCTTGCAACATCGTAGGAGTTAATTGGATTTACGCCAGCTACGCTAGACGCATTATAGCCCTGCCCAGTTACATTAGAAGCCGTGATTGGATTAACGCCTGCCATCGCTACTGAATCGTAGCCCCTACCTACTACATTATCGGAAGTTATTGGGTCAACACCAGCCATTGCTGATGGATCGTAACCTTCACCAACTATACTGTCAGATGTAATTGGATTAACACCTGCCATAGTTGCTGGATTATACCCACGCTGACGAACGATTGCAGGATTGACCTGCATAGGGCGGTAGCCTGTCTCTGCTGCTGCCGTACCCATAGCGCCTTGTAAACCCTGCGCTGCTGCTTGGTTTACATTAAAGCCTTGCTGCGGCTGACTTATAGCGGAAGGAGCTTGGCTAATTCCACTACCAACCTCACCACCCCTAGTGGGAGCTGTAGGAGATCCATAAACCACTTGATTAGGGTCGCCACCTACAAGACCTCTAAGCGGCCCTCTTGATGCTGTGTTTTGTATACCTTTATACATTTGATTTGCAAAAGTACTTGGTATTTGGCTATTTCTGCCTGCTGATGCTGCCATAATCTTATTCCTTATAAACCGAATTTATAGCCAGTTTTAGCCTTGCCCTTAGTAGATCCGCCTTGCCCTGCGTAGCCGTTGTTCTGTGGGGCCGACCATGTGTTGTTACCACCGCCCCCGCCACCGCCTTGGTTTACTGCTGCTGCAAGAGCGGCTTGCTGTTGTGCATAAGCTACCTGTGCGGCTTGTTCAGCAGCCATGCGTTGTGCTGCTGCGGCTTGTTCATCTGCATATGCTTGGGCGGCTGCTTCTGCATCTGCTGCTGCCTGAAGCCTATCTTGAGCTATCTTCTGTTGATGAGCCGCTTGAACTGCCTTTAATGACGCTGCGTACTGATCTCCATTACCGTAGTAGTCTCCACCACTAATAATATTGGCTGATGGTATTCCAGTAGTCGTTACATTACTCATTAATCCACCGCTAACATCGCTATTATCTAGCTCACTAACGACAGCATTAGGCGATCCGCCAGAAAGAGGATTGTCAGTAAATCCTTCGTAGATCTGACCAAACATGCTTGAGTCTAGTAAGTTTCCAGCGATACCTGCCGCTGCGTCTGAATTGCTCATTATACTATTGAAGCCGTTATTGTTAGCTGCTGCGTTAGCTAGGCCATGATCTACCTGACCTTCACCGTATCCAACTGTGTAACTATTGCCATCGTCACCAATAAAGGAATCTCCGCCTGTTAGGTCGCCAGATCCTGCTTGGGGATAGATAGAGTCATAAGCACTTCCACCGCCACTTCCTACGCTAGTAGTTGGGGCAGGAGGAACATAACCACCGCCTGTCTCGTTAGAGAACATCTGGCTAGTTTGTGTTGGAGTAGCCGCATAATTACCCTGCGCTTGCGCACCAGTAAACGGATCAATAAACATATCCGTCATTGCTTTATATTGTGCTGGTCTATTAGCTTGTAGCTGGTCAAGTGATTGCTGGTAGAGTGGAGCACTTGAGTAGCCTTGAATACCGCCTGCAAATGTCTGGGCCTGTGGCATTCCTGCCATAGCATCAAAACCTTGCGGAGCTAATCCAAAGGCGCTGGCTGCATTCCCAGTAGATTGCATAGACTGCTGTTGCATGGGTGAGAAAGCAGCTACATCGGGGCCGTAGTAAGGCACATAGCCTATACTGGATACGTCACGCGCTTTGTTGATGTTCTCAATAGCAGCATTTTCCAACCAAGCTGGAATTTGTGTATTACTTGTAGTTGAACCGCCTTTTGACATATCTAAAACCTCTTCTCTAATAATACTAACTGCGACTTCCAGCCATCACCTTTTAATGCCTTAACCCAGCCCTTGCGACCTGTCATGGTTAGACTCTCGCAGCCCTGATCTATGGCCCACTGCACCACTGATTCGTGCATACTTATAATTTCATCTAAGTCACCACCGCCAAGGAATACATGGAGCACCTTCTTGCGTGGGTAAACTGTAATCTCTGTAACTAAACATGAGTCCTTTGCAGGCCATAGCTGCATACTTCCAGCTAATATAGCCTCTACTATGTCTTCATATATATGAGTGCCACCACCGTACTCTAAGGCGCTCTCAATCCAACCTTTGCAGCGTTCTAGCTCAATCATCCGACAATCCAAGTTGTAGCATTCCTAAACACTGGGATTACCACTGATCCGCCTGCTGCCACGTTAGCGCCAAAAGTAGGTGATAACGCATCTGTTACATAAGCCCGTTGACCAACTACACCCGTAGGTAGTGCTGATACTGTAAACCCTGAGTTAATTACAACACCAACAAAAGCACCGTTAATAGACACTACTGGATAGCCTGTTCTGTCCCATAGGATTATGCCGTCCTCTGCTGCTGACTCACCGCTAACCTTATGGCGTAGCTGTGACCTAACCTGAGTTAAGTAGACCCCTAAACGCTGTGACCAATTAAGCCAATCATTGCCATTAGGCTTGGGTGGCATTTGTTGTACGCTCAACGATTGCCCCCAGCTTTAACTTCAATTCGGTTAATACCAACACGCCAATCTCCATCTATAAGAGTGTCTATACGCAACCTGATTTGCCTGCCCGTTAATCTTAGCGATACAGGATTACCCATCGTATAAGGGCCATAACTGCGCTCTGTATCATTAGGGTAGAATCGAGTCTTGAGTGTGGCGGTAACATCACCCTGATTACGCTCGTCTGGGATCATTTGGGTGACGCTCATTACATTGTCACCAGATCCAAGCATGATCGGCCCTGACTCTGCATAAGGCTTTAAGCCACCATAATTAAAGCCAACCTCATGCTCATACAAGAGTTTATCTGTAGGGTTTGAGTAGATTGGGAATCGGTACACGCCTGCGTCAGATCCAGCAGTACGAGCCAGCTTGCCTATAGTCCATGTGTTCTCTTGGTAGTTAAACGAGACATACCTATCATTTTCTGTAGACGCGTCAGACGGATAGAACCAGCGTATCTCACTAAATTTAGCATTTGATACAGCGACAATTTTACTCATTTGCCCTACGTTTATGTCACTATAAATATAGTCTGCCACATCACTACTTAACTCTTGTACAGTGCCGCCTGAGTAGACAAAGAAAGACTCTCTGCCCATCCATACAGCGCCCATATCAACTACAGCTACACCCTGCTTACTTACGCTACCGCATGATGTGCCTACCCGTTCAACACCGTAAACATATGGAGGCCCAGAATATGTGGCTGTATGCGCGTCTGTGGTCGTTAGGATCAAGGCTTGGTTCTGTACTCGTACACCGCTTTGGATTACACCAGACGTTTGTAGCTCAATGTCTCCAGCTTCGTTGGTTGCGGCAGGAGTCCATACAGTATTGTCTTCACGGTCTGACCATTGAATCTTACGAGGGTTTCCGCCAGCACCAAATGCCATTAAGAATCGTTCATCTGTGACCATCATGCTCACATTGCCTGTAGGCGCGTTAGCGATCACTGCTGCTGGTGTACTGGTGTTTAATTGCCACTCGTATAACTTACCATCAGCATTAGAGCAGGCTACTAGATACTGTCCCCATGTATCCATAGACCAAGTAGTTGATGATAAGCCTAAAGTACTTTCTGGCCTTGGCTCCCCATACGGATCATAGCCATAAGTTCCACCACCAAACGAGGTTGAGTCAATCGCTGTCTCAGTGCCTGCTGTTAGACCTACTGGGGTAATGTTGTGTTGTACGCTATCATCGTCATAGACATACAAATTCCTGTATGTGCCTGCTGCAATCCAGCGGTTACTACTATTATCAAGCCACACTTTCATAGAGCGTGTAATATCTAGCGTAGGCGTATCTGAACGTACACGCCAACCCTGTACAGGCTGCATAGTTCCATCATGCCAGCGTACTAAATTAGAATCGCGCCACCTTCCTTGCGATTGTAAATCTGTACCGTTTCTGTATATTCCTGCTGGAATATCTAGTGGAATAAGTGCCATATTAGCCTCTTAGGGAATACGCTATAAACGAAATACTTGCAGTAAATAGCACAAAAAAGATTCGCTCTGCCATCCGACTTGCCCCTGTGTTCTCGATAACCGATATATTAATGGTATCGATGCGTTCACTATGATGGTCTAGTCGCTTATCTTGCGTCACGTTATGGTCAACCAAGCCCTCTAAACGGATACTGTGTTCAGTGAGCTTCACCATAGCTACAACAAGTGTGTCTACCTTACCCTCAATCCTTGCAATCCTAGCGTCTTCCATTCGTTTACTTCCTTGATAGAGGTGTAATGCAAGCGCCATTTAAGCTACCTTGCTATACATGAAATACTAATTAAGCAGCTAAATAATTAATTTCATCTTGTAGTCGTGCAATCTCGGCTACTACTGGATCTACCCAGCCAGCTACTTCTGCCCATGTAGTGCCATCAAAGGTATAGCGACCACCTTTCCAATCAGCAGGAGGCGTTACACCAGCATGGATAGTTGCATTACTTGAATTCATATCACCAATCACGAAGTGTTGACAGATAATGTTGTCAGCAGTAGTGTTTAGCGTGTCGGTATCATCAAAGGTATAGGCTGATACGTTGTTAGAGTTAAATGTGATTGTTTGCATTAGACTAGATTCCCTTTATAAGTAATGTGGTTGCGCTTACTGCCTTACCTGCTATAACAGATGGGGTGTCAGCCGTTGTAGCTAAGGTCGCGTCACCTTGAACATAATAAGTAGCGCCTATGGTTAAGCCGCTTTGGTTGGTAGATATACCACCTTGTAAAGCTATAGTGGCAGTTTGCCCATTAGTGAATGCTGCTGCGGAGGTTCCAGCGAAGTTGGTAGAAGTGAGGTTGGTTTCGGGGCGCACAGTGCCCATCTGACCTAGTATGGCTCTTCCGTTGCTGCTTACATCGTAAGCAACCACAAACTCACCCCCTTTGTTTGGATCAAAGGCTACTACGGTGTAATTTGTAGTTGCTGAGCTAAGTACATTCTCAGAACCAAAGGTAGCTGAAGTTCCAGAGATTGTACCCACTATTACCGTACCGTAACTGGAATTACTCATATCTTTGTAAGCAACCACAAACTTACCTGCTGTGTTTGGATCAAAGGATATTGAGCTGTAGAGGGAAGTTCCTGAGTTATATACAACTTCACTTCCAAAGGTAGCTGAGGTTCCAGAGATTGTACCTACAACCACAGTACCGTAAGTGGAGTTACCTGCATCTGAGTAAGCAACCACAAACTTTCCTGCTGTGTTTGGATCAAAGGCTACGTTGATATAACTTGTGGATGCTGAGTTATATACAGCCTCACTTCCAAAACTTATAGAAGTTCCTGAGACTGTACCTACTTTTGCTATACCGTAGGTGGAGGTAGAATTCTTGCAAACAACAATAAACTTATCTGCTGTACTAGGATCACATGATACTGAGATGTAACTTGTAGATGCTGCGTTAAATACAAATTCACTTCCGAAGGTAATTGAAGTTCCAGATACCGTACCTACTATTGCAGAACCATAATTAGAGTTACTTCCATCTTGGTAAGCTACAACAAACTTACCTGCATTGTTAGGATCAAATGATATTGCGGTTTCAATAGTAGTTCCTGAGTTAAATATAATCTCAGAACCAAAGGTAATTGAAGTGCCCGTGATTGTACCTACTACCGCAGTACCTCGGCTGGAGTTACTAGAATCTCTGTAAGTAAACACAAGCATTCCTGCTGTGTTTGGATCAAAGTCTACTGAGACGCTTGAAGTACTTCCTGCGTTAAATATAATCTCACTTCCAAAACTTATAGATGTGCCAGAAACTGTACCTACAACCACAGTACCCTTAGCGCCATTACCCATATCTTTGTAAGCAACCACAAACTTACCTGCTGTGTTAGGGTCATAGGCCATTGAGTTCATCCAAGCGTTTTGTGAGTTATATACAGCCTCACTTCCACTTGGAATACTTTCAGGTATAGTTGTTGGGGTGGCAACAACAGCCTCAATAGTTCCGTTAGACTTTAGTACAACAGGTACACCATTAGGTAAAGTACCCGAAGCCACGAAATCTGCTGAGTTACCGCCCGCAGGTAGGTTTGTTAATGCCGCTCCGCTAATTGCAGGTAAAGCACCTGTAAGCATTGAAGCAGGTAGCGTGGAGGGTAAAATGTAGTTGTTAGCTGACGTAGCAATACCATCTAACTTAGTGCCATCAGTAGCCACATCACGACCATCAAAGGTGCTGTTAGTGGTGATAGCGCCTGTCATGGCTCCACCAGACTTTAGTAGGTAATCACCTGTCACTATAGGCGCTACATCTTGCCATGATGAACCGTTCCAAACTTGGCTCTTGCCTGATGTTGCGTTGTAATACTGAGCACCTAAAATAAGCGCATTACCTTGGTTATCAGTAGATGGCGCAGAGGCTTTAGAGCCTAAGTAGCGATCATCGAATGAGTCAAAGCTGGCAGAAGCAGAGGTGGCTGAGTTAGAAGCGGCTGTAGCCGATGTACTTGCATTACCTTCACTTGTAGCAGCGTTAGCAGCACTTGTAGCAGCGGCGGCTGTAGAGCCAAATAATACGTCAGTGTAGTTTTTAGTCGAAGCATCTTGCGCCTGCGTAGGATCTGCTACACCTGTGATCTTGTTAGCGCCCATTGCTAGTACGCCAGACATAGTGCCACCTGACTTATCTAGCTTCTGAGTGTCTACACTATCAGCGTATGCTTTGGTGGCAGCGTCTGTGCCTGCGGTTGGAGTGCCAAGACCTGTGATCTTGTTGGTTCCCATTGCGATAGCGCCAGACATAGTGCCGCCAGCTTTAGGTAGTTTGGTTGCAACGCTTGCTGCTATCGTGGTGGCAAATGCTTCGTCATCGCCCAATGCGGCTGCTAGCTCGTTAAGAGTGTCTAGGTTAGCTGGAGCATTATCTATTAGGTTTGCTACTGCGGTATCTACATAAGACTTAGTGGCTGCATCTGAGGCTTGTACGGGTGTAGATAGTCCCGTGATAGTAGCGGAAGTGCCAGCGTCCATATCTAATGAACCGCCAATAGTCACATGATTAAATGTGCTTGTTCCTGAGCCAGCAGTTATATTACCTGTTACATCACCTGTAACCGCGCCTGTGTGTACGCCAGCAGTGTTGCCTGTTACGTTACCTGTTACAGCGCCTGCTAATGGCCCTACAAAGTTAGCACCTGTGATAGTCGTACCGACAACCGTAGAAGCGGCAGAAGCACCGATCTGAGTAGCATCAAGCGTACCACCATTAATATCAACTGTAGTAGCAACTAGGCCAGTGAACGTACCGCCAGCAGGAACTGCACCACCGATAACAGCGTTATCAACTGTGCCTGAGTTAATGTCGATACCTGTAATTGGCGTAGTACCGCCTAACAAGTTATCAGTCTTGAGCCAGTTAGCGTTTAACTTAGTACCCCAAGTATCATCAGATGCCCCTACTTCTGGGCTAGTGTATCCGTATACTGGTGTTGTAGTGTCAGCCATTTTCTATAATCCTAGTATGATTTAACTTTCATTCGCATACCAGATCCGCCTACCTTGGCTTTCTGGCTGTCTTTGTTTAGGTTAGTTACGGCTGCATTAAACATAGCGGCCCATAGGGTAGTGCGTTCATCTTCTTTCAGATAAGGCGCTGTATGTATTAAGGAGCCGTATAGGTATACGTCTGGTGCGTAAGTTAGAAGCCAATTAGCTGTATTTGAATCACTGAGCGCATCCGTTCTAGCTGTGTAGATAATGTCAGCAGTGCGAGTAGAGTCTGGTGATGGATACACTTCTAGGTCGCCACCACTAATGGCGTAATACTTTGGCCTACCTGTAGAGTCATCACTACCTGCCCTCATGTAACCTATCTCAGCTAGAGACACCAATTCCAACTCGCTAGTGCCATCGCCCTGTAAAGATAAGCGACCAGCTTCAAGCCAGTTAGTTGGTAGTGCTGTGAATTGTCCAGCGATTGCTAAGGTGCTTTTGGACTGCATGCGCCAATGACGTACATCACGGTTGATATTGGACTCTGCCAAAGCTATGAAGTCTGGAATAGTAGCTGTCAGATCATCGCGGTTTAAGAAGTTAGCGATTGAAGCCTGTAGCTCTGCGTATGTTGAAATAGCCATTTAATTACCTAGTAAACCTTTCGTTGGTCTAGTTGAACCCCTAACTAGCAATCCTCTCTCTGGAACGTCTAGTGTTTCCCAAGGTGCTTTAGCTACCCTTTCATCCATAGACATTGGCAGTCTAGTTTGTACGTTCCTAGCTTCCGCTTCGCCTGCTAAACTTCTGTATGCGGCCGCTCTACCATCAGGCCCATCAACCAACATTTTGGCGTGATTCACTATAGCGTCCATAGTTGAATCTTTATTCGCTGGGTTCCTTTTAATCTGCTCAATCATTGAGCTTAGTAGTTTATCTCTCTCCCCATGCTGGTAAGGGCCAGAAATATTTCCACCTTTAGCAAATCCCTCTTGCTCTTGTATGTAATGCTGTCTCTCGTGGGCCATTGTGCTACGTGTGGTAGGCTCACCAGTTTTTAATATAGTGTTTCCAGTTACTGGGTCAAAAGCCCCTTTCACTCGATCATCAAATCCAATACTGTTTTTATATTGGACTGTAGCTAAATCACCTTTTGGGTATGCCGCACTAAACTCTGGGTGCTTGTTTACATCGTAAGACATAAACTTACCTCTAGTTATGTCGTTCATACTCTCGTAGATGTTTCTAATCGCTTCTGTTTGGTACTCGCTTGGACTACCATCAAACCCAACAAGCTCTGCAAGCTGTACTAAATCATCATCTGACGCTTCACGAATCATATTGAGTTCAGCCGTTGTGCTTGCGTCAATTCCGTTAATTGAATTGTTTAATGATTCTGGCTCAATGTACTGATACCCTTCGTCACTTATCTCTTGCTTCCAGTGTCCATCAACGTCTTTATAGGTTGGTGAGTTCAACTTACCTGTGGCTGTCCATATCTCTTCACGGGTAGCGCCTTTGCTAGACATAGTTTTAGCCAGCTCTAACGCTTTCTTATTAAACGTCTTAGCCATCTGACCTATGAATGTTGCCTTGCCGCCACCTGTAGCTATATCCAAGAGATCTAACTCTGGAGATACGCTTAACAGTCCTTGTGCTTCTGGGTGCTGTTGATAGTATGGAAGCGGATTACTTACTCGCTTCATGTACTCAGCTTCTGCTGACTGCATTTGCCCTAGCAGACCACTTTTGCCTAAAGATAAGTCCGGCCTATCCGCAAGTAACCCAGTGCCAATAGAGCCAGCTTTCTTGTAGTCCTCTACTTGAGTCCTATAGTCATCAAGTAAACTCACAATAAATAGCTGCCTTTATATGGCTTTTTGGTCATCACAAAGCACCTTAAACAATTGTTAGCGCATTATACCATATTATGCTAGTCCTTTAACATTACGTTTTAACGCTCCACGGTGCTTTTTCTTAGAACGTCCAAGATCACCCGCAGCAAATGCTTGGGCTAGCTGTCGAAGCGCGTCAGCGGCCTCTGAGTGGCCCTCAGACTTATCTGGGATATGTGACCAGCGTTGCTCACTGTTAGACCATTTGCGCCTGTATGCTTTTAGGTGATCTAAGCCCTTAGCGCACTTAACTTCATCGATGTACAAGTACGGGAATACGTCACTCGTTTGTTGTATTCCCCATAGAATGTCTTGTATTCGTGGCACTATTCGCCAGTTAGAGCTAGGCATTAGCTCCTTTAGCATCTGCTTAGGCGATTTGTTGTTGGTTTGTCCTTGGCGCTTGTGGTCAGCATCATGTGGTAAGTACATATCCTCAAACACTAGGTCTAAGCCCTTGAGCCACTTAACAGCATGACTGTACGGCTCACTCCATGCTTCATAGAAGTCTATTAGCCGGAACTCCAGCCCAATCTTCTGAACTACCCAAACTGCGCAGCCATCGCTTGCCCCAATATCAAAAAAAGCCATGCAGGGATGTGATTCAACTACAGGTATCCTTCCTATACGCCCATCAGCTTGAGCCTTGTTAATCTCTCGTAGCCAGAAAGCCCCCTCTGGGAACTCTAAGAAGTCACCCTCCCATACATGCCCGTAAGTGTCTGGGCGCTGCTCTAGGTCTTCTAGGCGCTGCTCAGTTAGCACTTTAGGCATCCACGGGTTGTCCTGCCAATTTATGGCGGTAATCTTGCAGCTATCGGGTGTGTTCTCACGGAATCGTTTATGTGTGGCTGATTCTTTAGACTGTGGGTTCCATATTACCCAGCACTCTGAATTCTCTTCACGTATCGATGGTAGTAGCTTCATGTAAGCCTCTTCGCTCACTGTCTCAGCTTCGTCAATGAATGCGAGGATAATACGAGCCTTAGACTTAATGCTGTCAATGTTGCGTGTTAAGCCTGCAAAACTGTAGTTGATCCGTCCGTCTTTGCTGCGTATGTAATGGTCGCCACAATCGTAGTAATCATTAAGGAATGGTACGGCTTGTATTGCGCTCTTAATCTCTGCGAATGAGCTTTCACTAAGGCTGTTCATGTACTGGCGTAAGCATAGGATCTGACCTGATCTGCCACTCATACCGAACTTATAGCCCCATACAGCGGTCATCATGGCAAAGGCTCTCGATTTTGCACCGCCTCGGCCTCCAAAACTGGCTCTGTATCGTGCCTCCCCTTCAAAGATTGGAACCAGCTTAGGTGGTAGCTCTATGTCTACTTCTGACATTAAAGATCACCAAACTCTTTAGCAACTAGCTTTATCACCGTTGGAGGGGTCATAGAGCCATCGCTGCTGGTCTGGTCAACCTTGTCAGTGTAATTATGCTTCGTCAAAACTAGCTTGGTTATAGCGGCATTAAAGTCGCCTGTAAGCCCTTTATCACTTAGCTCTATGAATTGAAGCTGCATAATTTTGTCTAACATCTCCGAAAACTCTTCTTTGCCCTTCTCTTTAGCCCACGCATACATCGTTGAGTTAGCAATACCTAAGTGATATGCAAGCCCTATGTGTGAAGGTATAACTGTTGTATAACTCTCTAAGTAGCCTTTCGCCTTAGTCAATACCTCTGGCGTGTACTTCGTTGGTCGTGCCATGTTCAATACTCCGTTAATTCTAATAATAGGAACCCGTTTTCATCTACCCACTCTTCTGCCTTTTCCATTAGTAGATCGTCCTCTTCGTTGCGCGGCCTATCCTCTACTTCAATCACTGCGTTAATTAAAAGAGCGATAATGTTTGCTCCCTCATAGATAAGTTCTTGCTGCCGTTCACTCATAACAACTCCTGTTGAGCTTCAAGCTCTTTGTATTTAAGTTTGTACTTCGCTTTAATAGCCATAATATCTTCACGGTTATATTTTGCAGGGTCGTGTGGCCCCTCTAATTCTTCTACCCCATCTAACCCGATCTTCTTAATTAGATTAATGCGGTAATCAATAGCGTTACCCGATAGATGGTTGTTACAGGGTGCGCATTGAGCGTGTACGTTGCTTTCGTTATATCGAAGCTCTGCTGCTGCCCCTACCGACCTGTAATGCCCTGCGTGGATCTGGCCTTGGTGGTGACGCTGGCAACTAATACAAGGTTGTCCCCTATCCCGTAATCTTATGTATCTGTTGAATTCTGGCTGTGCTTCTTTGTGTAGCTCCCCTAAGCTCTTAATGGCCTGCTTACGGGCTTTTATATCTTTCTTAGCTAATTGGATAGCTTTAGCGCGTATCTTGCTCACAGCAGCCATAGCTTTCGTGTGTTGGTGTTCTAGCGCATGATCTCTGTTGCAGAAGAAACCTAGCGGCACAGTTACCCCTGATTCAGCTAAAACAAACTCTTTGCAATGCCTGCACCTCTTCTTGCTGTTAGCCATTACCTGTCCTTATTGGGAAATGGCACATGCACACCAAACTTGTCAGACAGATGGCGGTTAATCACATCGTAGATCTCGCTAACTTCATGCGTCTTTAGCTGATTAACTGACTTGTTCTCGTATTTTGTTTGCTGGATCTTTGCCCAGATGTGTTTCTTAACACTATCCTTACACCAAGGGATTTCTACACCTGACTGCAAGGTGCTGACCATATCTAACCCGCGATCGTTTAAATTGTTAGCCAGTAGGTCGCAATACAAGTAAACAGAGTTACGTTGCGTCCCAGTAATAGTCTTATCTGTTGACCACTTAACCTGAACGTACTTCTTTAGCTCATACAGTTCGCGTATATGCTTGATGAAGTTCTCTAGGCTTGCATCGCTGTTTACCGTCCAGTGCTCTCCATTCATAAAGCAGCCGCCCAAGCACTCATAGGTAGCCGTGATAGCTTCATGCTCATGCGAATATCCCATCCTTGAGATCCTAAGTTCTTACCTGTAGGCTCTGCTATTTTGCATTTGTGATCGATGGCTTTAAGCCTGTAGTCAGGGTCATCAATTAACTTATATTCATCTAGCGGGAACTTGCTCGATCTACATCGATTTATTAGGGTTATATCGTAAAGATCTACTTCAAACTTCTTGGCAATTACTTTTGCAGCAACGCCAGAATTAATCCTCTTGATTACAGTCCTACATTCATCTAGGTCTAGTATTCTCATACAATCCTCAACAGGCTTCGTGCTACCGAATGGCTGCGATCTTTTCCATCCTCACGAATCTTGTTGTTATCAAGAAGCTCACGCACTCGACCAGTAACAGAATTGATAGCCCAACCTAGTTCTAAGCCAATATCCTGTCGTGTGATTGGCCCTTTCTCCTTGATGACCTTCATTACCTCAATGCGGCAACTTCCCGTTACAGGGCCAATTGAAGCCATACCTGCCATGCTATTTGCGTGAATCATGCTGCCCTCTCCTTGTAATACTTCTTACGAGCTAATGGATTAAGTTGTGATTTAATGATGTGAGTTAAGCCGCCTGACTCACCCCAGCCTGCCTTTGTTACTGGCCCTTTGTAATCACCAATCAACTCGTCATACAGACTTTTAGGGCTAATTGGCTTTAGGTAATGTTTCATAGGTATAACTCCGCATAACTCAGAAAGCCTTTTGTAAGGTTGAACCTGCGATGTTCTCGTTTAAGCATCTGAATAGTCTTAACTGAACGGGCGAACTCTTCTGGTGTTTGGTGTCCTGCCTCCTGATGCCATCGCATTAACTTAATCTCGTTATCAACAGCTAACTGTCTGTTCTTCTCAGTAACCCTACGGCTGCCAGCAGTGATTGAAGCTGTGACTGCATTCTTTAGCACTGGGTTGGTTCTTATTACGTTGTCACCTGTAATCATGTTCGATAGTCCTTTAAGTGATTTTTGTTGTTTACCATTCAGGGGGATTTAGAATGGCCTGTGTGAATTTTTGAGTTCTGATTTGCTTTTCGTTGTAGCCAGAGGGATGGTTGATCACGGCCCCATTGGATTGCTTCTGGTCATCTTTAGGTATATAGATCGTCTGCCAGCCTCCAACAATTGCGTTTTCAAGCATCTGCGTTGTGTCGTGACCATCATTAAATGCTTTAGAGATTTTGTTAATCAGTAAAGAAATAGCTTTCTGAGTCATTGGATTCTTCTTGGCTTTACGCATATCGATAAAGTCATTCAATAACTCACCGTCCAACCATTCAGGAATGATTAAATCGATAGAGGATTTCTTTTTTATTGGTTTGTTAATATGGTGTGTTACTTGGTGTGTTACTTGTACTTGGTCTCTCAGTCCAACATCGTACTTGGTGTCTGAGTCCAAATTGGAGTTGGTATCTGTGTCCAAGTTGGTCTCTAATGCCAAGTTGGTCTCTGAGTCCAAGTTGGTAAGACGTTCAGGCATACACATTGTGTATTGATTACACCCTGTAAAACCCTTCTTTTTCTTAGTTAACCAACCCTTTTTAGCAAGGCTAGTTGTGATCTTAGATACTCTGGTTTTATCATTGATGTTAGATCGTTCAGCAAGCGCGTCTAAGCTAGGAAAAACCAACTCCGTCACTTTGCCTCGGTAGCTAAATAAAGCCAGTAGGACGCGCCTCTCTGGATCAGAAAGTAGTGAATCAGTTAGCGCCTCTAGCGGTGCTACAAGAATACTCACCCTAAGCCCCTCTCACGTATTCTCTGAACATCCTTTGAGATGATCGGGAAAGCATCCGATAATTCGGAATGTAAACGCTTATGGAATTCGAGGTCTTGAGAAATGAGTAAATTAATACGTTCAGTTTTAGATACCCCTAGTGCGGCACACATCTTGCCAAACACTAAGTCTTTCTCTAAATCCAAATTAACGGTCATTTTATACTTTTCAGGCATTACGCCACCTTTGACTGAGCAGTTTGATTTATTTGAGTTAGAAGCTCATGGATCTGGTAGCCGCGTAGAGGAGGAACGTATTCGCCCCACTGAGAAACGGCTGAGTGTTGAATCCCAAGAGCATCAGCTAGTTTTTTGACACCACCAAATGTGCCTACGGCTTCTGATTTAAGTATTTTCATGTAAGGAATGTTACTGCACATACATTACCTTGTCAACCAAACGAGCTTAGGTAGCATGTAAGATTGCTAACATACATACAACTAGAGGCGGAACGCATCATGGACTTAGGCAAGCGAATTAAGAATTTAAGAAAAGATCAGGGTTGGACACAGCTAGATCTGTCTAAGGCCACATCTTTAAGTAGGGGGCGTATTGCCCAAATAGAAACTAACCCTCTCGCCGAGGTAAAAGGTGAATCTTTGGTTTCACTAGCGAAAGCATTCGGGTACTCAACTGAGCAATTACTGTCAGATGACGAGCTTGGGTTATTAGCGGGGTTGAAGCTACAACCAGTAACAAAGAAAGTTCCAGTAATAAGCTGGGCTTCTTTGGAAAGCGTAATGAACGGAAATTTTATGCTAGAAAGTAATCAATGGGTGGGATGCCCACACGATATTAGCGACAACTCGTTTGTCTTAGAAGTCGAAAATGATCTGATGACAAGCTCCACAGGAAGAAGCTACCCCCGTGGAGCCTACATATTCATCGATCAGGATCGTAAACCAAGATCAGGTGATCGTGTAATAGCGATAGACCGAAGCACAATGGAGTCAGTTTTTAGAGAGTATGTGATAGATGGCGGAATTAAGTATTTGAAACCTTTAAATACGGCTTACCCAATACAAACGTGCAGTGAATCAACACATATTATTGGAGTGATTGTTGGCTCCTATATGGCTGAGTAATATTATTATGCAAACTATATTTGATAATAAAAGTAAATTACAAATCCGCGCGATGGCCTGGATGCGTAATTCTGAATGGAGATGGTACTTCACCCATGTTGATTGGATGAATAGCCTAATGCCACGCACTGGACTAACGTCCATGCTAGTGTGGTTCACCGCGGATGGATTAAGTTTTGGTTGTGATTCCATCACCAACCTATCTAACGGCCCGAACGATTAACTTTTCCATACCCTCCTGCCTCAGAAACACCTCTTAAAATACCTCTAAAAAATATCCTCCACTAACACTTTTATTCTAATTGTGCGTCTTCGCTTGCATTCTAATGTCAGTGTGCTAACATTCAATTGTATTCACAGTAACACGGAGAAGCGCAATGAATTCATATACCAAGTTAAACACTAAGCATTTTGAGCTAAACCATTACGGTCAGTTAGTAACGCCAGACCTGAATGAGTTTATCGCTGAGTTTACCGAAGAAGGTTCGTTCACAACGCCAGAAGGTACGGTTGAAGCTAATGATTTGCTTGAGCACATTGACTTCTCTACTCGACAGATCGCCCATGACGCTATCCAAATGGAAGCCTTAAAAGGTGCGCCACTTAGCGAGGCTGAAGCCGCCAAGAACTGGTTCAAGCTAGAAGCGTTAATGAATGACGCTGCTGCTGACTTCTATAAAAGCAACATTGTTCCTGATTATCAGGATGGTGATTTATGAAAACGCTTAGAGAAACGCTAGTCATTAATACAGTTGGTGCTGTGATCTTCTCGCTATGCAGCTACTTATTTTGGGTAGGGCTAGCAGCATGAGTACCGCAACAATTCACACTGCGCTATTTGTAGTCGTTTTAATATTATCTGGAGTGCAAATATGAAGCCTGTAACGCTTGAATTTTTAGCTAAGACGAGAGCAGAAATAGATTTTAAATCTGCATCTGAGAACCTTAACCCCTATGGATTAAGCACTAAAGCGCATGCTGAATACGACATCCGCTTCAGTGAGCTTGAAGAGATTTATGAAGAATTAACAAGGAGTGCAGCGTAATGAGCGTTTATAAAAAACTGTCCGAGATCCAGCGGGAGCTTCATGCCCCAAAAGGCCAGACAAATAAGTTTGGAGGCTACCAGTACCGTAGTTGTGAAGACATTCTAAAGGCTGTTAAGCCACTACTAGGTGACTATGCTTTAACCATTACTGACGAATTAGTTTTTAGCGGAATGTTAGAAGATGAAATCCCTAGCGCTGGAGTGATCGTTAAAACTCAGCGGGTGTACATCAAGGCAACCGTAACCCTTAGTGACGGCACAGACACTATAACTACCTCAGCAATGGCGCGTGAAGCGTCTATAAAGAAGGGTATGGATTCTAGCCAAGTTTCAGGAGCGGCCTCTAGTTACGCTAGAAAGTACGCCCTTAACGGTCTATTCGCAATAGATGACAACAAAGATGCAGACACAGATCAGCACCGCAAGGTGGTAGATGCAGGCCAAGATATGAGCCTTGAAGGGATAACATATCCTACAACAGTAGTGCCTAAGAAGCGTGTTGATAAGGCATTAATGCAAACCTCTTTAGCGGCACTGGTTGCCAGCTATGATACGGAAGATGACGCTGGTATGTCCGAAGTATGGGCAGAGCTAGAGCGCCATGAGCAGGAATTCGTATGGCATCAACTAAACGGCAAGCAGCAAGCAAAAATCAGATCTATTAAACCTAATAAGGAAGCAGCGTAATGCAGTATGACAACAGTAATAAAGGCGGTATTTGGAAGAATGATAAGCGTGAGAGCGATACGCATCCACACTTTAAAGGTAACGCTGAGGTAGGCGGAGTTGAGTACTGGGTGAGTGGATGGTTGCGTAATAAGGATGGCAACCCGCTGGCTCCAGCTATGAAGTTTAGCTTTACGGCTAAAGAAAACCAGCCTCATGTTCAGCCGCCTCAGCAATCATCACAATTACAGCAAGCAAAGGCAGCAGTAGAAGGTGGCTTTGATAAATCCTTTGATGATGACATTCCGTTTTAGGGAGTAGTTGATTTGAATTACTACGGAATTAAAACCCCAGAAGAGAAGAAAGCTATTGCCAAAAAGCGTACTGATACTAGGCAGCGCAATAAGCTAATTAAAGAAGCCGCTCTAAGGGAGCAGATGCTAAGGCTAGACTCTGTAGAAATGCAAATCAAGGATCTTGAAGACCATCGAGATAGATTAGGAAGAGAAGTTGTTATGGGTAATTTATCTGCCAAGTTGACAGGTAAAACATTACTTAGAGAATGTGAGATTTTGGATGGATGCCAGCCGTGGACTAAAGCGGTTGGCGTTTATTTTCTTATAAAAGATGGGCGTGTAGTTTATGTTGGCCAATCTGGTTCAGTGTATAGCCGTATCTCAAACCACCAAAGCTCGAAAGACTTTGACTCTATAGCTTGGGTTCCATGTGATACCAGCATATTAGACAGACTTGAATCGTTATACATACACTCATTGAGGCCAATCCTGAATGGAACTATGAATAATGGCTACAAATCTGCACCAATGTCGCTAGACAAAATATTTATGGAGAAAGATTATGATGGCAGCAACAGCAACGAATGACGTAACAGGTGATCGACTAACGAGTAAAGGGAATAGCGATAAATTCCGTGACAGCTTTGATCGGATATTTGGTAAGAAAACAGCACCGGTAGCCGAGCCGAAACGCTTTAAGGATCGAACTAAACTGGGCATATCTCCCAGCAGTGAAGTAGAGACTTGGGACTGTCGCACCGAGGTAGAAAAAGCCGCAGAGTCATTGCTAAATCTTAGGTATGACGGAAATAAGATCGAACCAACTTTATGACGTTAAAAGAGAAGTTAGCAGCACGAATTGAGATAGAGCGCATCAAAATAGAGATCGCTAATTACGAAGAAGCAATGAGATCTATTAGCAAGTTTGCAGATTACCATCGGTCAAGGATTGCCGTACTGGAAGGGAGAATTGAAGATGTTAGATCGCGTACTTATTAGGAAGTTTTGTGAGCTGTCAGGCCACGGCTATGACGCAATTTATAAAAAGTGCAATAATGGGGTGTTTACCGAGGGCAAGGAATTCTTTCGAGCTCCCGACAATCACTATTTTATAAGCATATCGGGGTTTGAAAAATGGGTAGAAAGTACACAGGTGTTAGCGCCCGTAGTGAGGCGACAATCGAGATCACGTTCACCTACCAGAATAGTCGGTGTCGAGAGACAATCAACCTCAAGCCTACGTCCGCTAATCTAAAGAGGGCATCCAACCACCGCGCCTCGATCTTGCATGAGATCGACACAGGGGTATTTGATTACGCTGCTGTATTCCCTGAATCACCCTCATTACATAAGTTTGCTAATTTAATTTTAGATACAACCATTGAGCAAGTGCTACGGAAATGGCTGTCTATCAAGAACCCTCAACTACAAGCATCCACTAGGGATAGCTACAAAAAGATCGTATTCAATCAGCTTATGCCTCAGTTCGGTCATTTATCTGTCCATGAGTTTCGCGCCCATCACATGAGAGATTGGATAGTCTCTTGCGCCAGCATGGGTAATAAGCGAATCATCAACGTAGTCTCCCCTATGCGCTGCGCACTTCAACTGGCAGTGAAGGATGAAGTCATTGATAAAAACCACCTACACCTATTTGAATATAGACGGGCCGAGACATACGCCCAAGTGAAAGCCAAAGCATTAAAGCTCGATCCCTTCGTCCCTGACGATATGAACCTCATTATCGACACAGCAACAGGCCAAGAGCGGAACCTATTCCAGACCGCGTTTTGGTCAGGCATGAGAACAAGTGAACTTTGCGCCCTACTGTGGAGCGATATTGATTTCAAGAATGGAACAATCAGCGTTGATAAAGGATTAACTCAAGCATCAGACGAAGCGGAACCACCAAAGACGGTTGCAGGTGAACGATTGATTAAAATGCTACCTCAAGCCCGAAGCGCATTGCTGGCTCAAAAAGAATACACGTTCCTGCAAAACAAAGAAGTCTTTCACGATTCGCTACATGATAAGCCTTGGGTTGGCGATCAACCAATTCGTAAACGCTGGACGGCTATCTTGAGAAAAGCTGGGGTTCGTTATCGCAGGCCATACCAAACTCGTCACACTTACGCATCGATGATGTTAACGTCTGGCGAGAAATTAGGATGGTTCAGTAAACAGCTTGGGCATAAGAATGCCAACGTAACGACAAGTATTTATGCAAAGTGGATCGAAACAATTGATTCTGACTCTGGAAATCTGATTGATGCTAAATTCGGGGACGGGGGTTCGATTTCCAAACGAGGAACCGAACTGAGAATAGTGGTTAAAAAGTAACCAAATATGGTCTTAAATTGGTACAAATGCCACACCCACGCCACAACGTACTTATAAGTCATTGATTCATATAGGATAGACGGGGGTTCGACTCCCCCCATCTCCACCATATAGAAGTAACAAAAGGCAGCGTTTTCAATCACTTGGAGCGTTGCCTTTTTTCGTTGTGGCATAATAATAGCCTATATTTGCCACAGTTTGCCCTTGTCATGCCACAAGATCTGCCACAGTATTAGATTCTACTAATGGACTTTCTCTGTTTCAAACAGAACAACTCTAATTATTTTATCCACCCCTTTACATCTATTTGTATTGTATGTACAATGCAGTTGTAGGTTGAGTTCAGCCACACCGACCAAGCGGATCTTGGAACTAGGAGAATGCCATGAGTAGTTTTATAGAAGCGCAAGATGAATTTCACAACACTATGTGTCAAGCCGAAGCCGTTATTGGGTCGCTTTATGATAATTTCAGGTTTGAAGATTTGGAACCTGACCATGTTGGGGCGCTATTATCTCTAATAAAGGATAATCTCAAGAAGCTAGGATGCACATACGAGGGTACGATAGCGGCAGTGAATAATGAACTAGGAGCATAAAATGAGTATTGACTATCTAGTTACACCCAACACAAATGTTGACGAAATTCAGCTTGAAAAAATCAAAGCTAAGTTTGGGGGTCGCATTCAAATTGAAGAACAGTTATTGGATGGGCAAGATGAAGATATTTACCTTGTCGAGTTTCGCTGGGTTGATATTAAGCAAATCCGTGAGATTGAAGCGTTTATGTTAGACCTTTATAAGTAAATTAATAGGGCTTCGGCCCACCGCCCAAGCGGAACTTGGACTAGGAGAAATGAAATGTATAAAACATACCTTGAATATTGTGAAGCTAAATTGAAAAGTGCGATCAATGATGAATTTGATCTATCTAAGCGGCTTGATTCACTTAGGGAGAAATGCCGCGAAGCTCAGGAGTGTATGGCAGATTTAAGTCGTACAGTTGACGGCATAAAGAACGCGCCAACAAAGACTAAGCGTGAAGTCATGGCTAAAGCTAATGAGCTTGATATTGAAGTAAGCGACTGCTCTTATGAAGATTATTATAATGTAGAGATTATTGCGCCAAATGGATTTCAGTTTGAAGAAAATGAATGTCAATCTAAAGAATTTGATTGTGATAAATATTCATATACAAAAGGCATGATGTGGCAATTGGTTTACGACTGCCTTGAACTGCAAGAGAGGGATGAAGATGAATAACATGCGATATAGAACACCAACCAATAACCATGACGCGGCTGTTTTAGCCCTTGATATATTCATGCGAGTTGATGAAGATGATCAAGATGGTCGAAGCAAGGCGTACTGTATGCTTGATTATTTCTTTGATCAAATGACCGAAGAAGAGATAAGTGCGGCTGAACAAGCTGGCGACTACCAAAAGAGTTGATATTATGACTGAACCACATGGAAACACTGGCAATAAGAACGGGGCAAAAGAAGTTACGAAATCGTCCGTCTTAACGATCCGCTGCACCCCTCAAGAAAAGGGGTTATGGGTTAAGGCTTCTCATGGTAATAAGCTGGCAGTTTGGGTAACTGATGCGCTTAACGCAGCGGCTGATAAATAATGAGGAATAAATAATGACTTTTCCAAAATGTACAGAATGCGGTTCAACACACCCTGATTTTGATTTTGATTTGACTAGCGGGCTTACTGGAGTAGAAGGATCAGAAGACCCTACCATTGGTTTTGTATTGCGAGAGGGTGATTTCTGCCAAAATCATAACTGT